AGAGCATTGATTTGGTCTTGTATTGCCTGTTCCAAACTTACATTTCTGTATTTAGCTTGTTTTCTAACAGCCAACATTGCAATTCTTTTTTCTTCAGTAGAAGGTCCTTCGTTGATTGATTCATCAACTGATTCTTTTTTACCTTCTTTTTTCTCTATTGCCTTTTTAAGTGCTGGTGGTAATTTTTCTTGAGCCTTTGTTAACTCATCTAATTCAGTTTCATCTCCTCTGCCAAATCTTTCTACTTTATATTCCTTATCACCTACTTTGAATTTAGAATCACCATCCTTTTTTGCCTTAGCAACAGCAGCACCGAATGCATTTCCTTCATTCTTCTTTCCTCTACCTTTCCAAGTTTTTTCAATCTTGTTAAAGAATGCTTTCTTTTCTTCATCAGACATAGAAGGAATTGATTTACCAGCTTTTTCTAAGGCTCTTTTGAAAAATTCTTGATATTCAGATTCTTCAATCATAGTTTCTTTAACTATGTTTTTTAAGTTTTCTCTTGTTATTTTCATTTTTCAATCTCCTGTATTGTTCGAGCGATATTTATCAATCTCTCCTTTATCTTATAAATATGTGAATTTGTTCTTTTCCAATATTGATTGGAATCTAATTCATTCATTGTTTTAATCTTGTTATACCAATTAAAAAACTTTTCAGTTTCTCTAAGTTGATACTTAAGTTCTTTCAATCCCATAGCCATCTTCTTATGAGGATGCATTGATTCATCGTTTTTTAATTCTAACCAACGATTAACAGGTCTTTTTACTTTAGCTTCGTTTACTGATTCACCAAATTGTTTGGTAATCATTTTAAACATTTTGTTATTAGGTCTACCAGCAATTGCTGATACGAATGCCATTCTATCTTTTAAATTTCCTTTTTTTACAAAGTTAAAAAGTTTCTTTGCATCGATGTTATGTTTATCGATAAAATCATCAACAGCAACACCACGAGTACCAGTGAATCCAGCAATACCCATAGCTAATTTAGAAGCTTCGTTTACTGATTCATCCATTTTGTTATTCTTTTGAACGTGCTGATAAATCTTTTTTGCAAATGCTGGGGAAGTAATTTTAGCTATTTGAGTAATAGTTTCTCTTTTGTTAGGTCTTACTGATGTTGAACTTGCATGACCTTTCATATCAGGAAATTTACCATCTAATGAATATCCATAATCACGAATATCAGTTAGGTTGGAATCTTTATCAAAAATAAATCCATATGAACTTATTCTTGAATTGTACATTTTTCTTACGGTAAGTTCGTATCCATTGTTACCTTGTTTATCAGAACCGATAACCATTCCAAAGGATTCACCTGTTTTGTTGTTTCTACCTTTGATTGCCTCAGAGATATTATCAACATCACCATCTACTACACTATAACCAAGTGCAGTTGCGATTTTTTTCTTTCTCTTTTTATCAGACTTACCCTTATCAGAAAATGCGTTAGGGGTTTGATAACCAGCTACATTACCTGTTGCAGTAGTTTCATCAAGGTCTTTTTCAACTTCATGAATTAACCCTTCTATAAATTCTTTAAGATTATTTTCCATTGACATTATTCATCTCCTTAATTAATTCATAAGACATCATCAAAGCTGAAACCTGACCATCGGTAATCTTTTTACCAATTTTTTGTTTTTTAAGAACATTTATAGTTTCTCTCAACTTTATTTTTGTAATCTTATCCTTCATACCTTTATACAATGAATGTAATTCGGTAATCGTTTTAACTAATTGAGATTCATAATACTCATTGAATTTAGAAGTATTGGTTACATTATTAATATATTCTCGTAATAAACCTTTTTGGGATTCGTTTAAAGATGTATATTTTTTATTAAAAGTTTCAACAAGAATCTTATAAGTTAATAATCTAAGGTCTTTTTCTTGTTTCTTATAATCTTCAACTAATTTATCTTGCTTAACATCTTTTGAAATTTGGGAATTTGATGAGATATGCTCTACAAGAGTTATTTTAGAATCGAATACATCCTTTACATCAAGGATATCATTTTTTTTACCTTCAAATAATTTATGAATTGAAGCTAAAACTTTATAATTTGTTACAGGGGAAGATAGAAAATTATTAATTTCAAAATTTTCTTTTATAGATTTGATAAGATTATACTTTTCTCGTTGTAATTTAGTATAATCTATTCTACTATGTGCTTCTAAAATAGCATCAATAAACTTTTCAGCTTTTGATTCTGTATTATATTTTTCGTTTATAAGTAGGTTGAATAATCTAAGCTCCTTAGACATTTCAGTACCTTTTCCATAGAATTCTTTGATAATTCCTTTTGATTTTTCCTCACTACCATTAAGTATTTCAACTGTAATTTGGCGAGTTAATAATTCAAAAAGAAATCCTGTATTCTTAAATTTTGAATGTTTTATTTTTCTCATCTTTTTTATTTCCTATTGTGATATAGTAAAAATTCCCATATATAAATATAAATTTATAAAACTTAAACTAAATTATTCTTGGTCTAGTATGTTACCCTCATCTAACATACCTTTAATTTCATGTAAATATTTCCGTTTTGAAGCTATACCATTAATATACTTAATAGCCTTTTCTTCAGAAGTTCTTGAACGTTTTTTTGTTCTTTCATCATCACCAAGTGGGTCTCTACCAAGTGGGTGTTTATCTTTTTTATAAGTTCCACCTTCTCTTGGTCTACCACCTTTATCTTTTATTTCTTGTTTTATGTTTTCAATTTGTTCTTCTATATCATCTGGTTCTTCATCTTCTTGTGCTGGGTCTGAACCTTCATCTTCGATAGAACGGAATCTAAATCTATCTTTTAAATCATCTAACATTCTAACTCGTTCTTCATCTTGTTCACCACCACTTAGTTTAAATATATTTTGATATACCCAATCTTTTGATAACATATTCAGACCTTGGATATCTTGAGCCAATCTAATTTTCTCACTCCAAAGGTTTACTTTTTCTTGTTCGTAAATTGTAGATGGGTTTACCAATTGTAATTCAAAGTTAGTCATTTCTGAATCCGTAATTCCTTGTGAGTATAAGTGAACAATTGCAATCTTAGATAATTCTGAAATTACTGTTCTTTGGATTCTTTCTATTGTTCTTGCAAATCTAACATCTTCAGCGGCAAGAGTTGCTTTACCATTTACATTTTCCTCATATCCTAAATAAGCTTTTGGAATTTTTAGAGCTGCAAATAATTTGTTTTTTAAATAATCGATATCCTCAATACTAGCATATTCCAAACCAGCAAGATTATCAATTTGTGTTCCACTATCACTACCACGAACAGGAAGATAGAAATCTTCTGTTAGGTTTTGCATATTGTACTTTAAGTTATAATCACCAGTATTTCTATCAACAAAAGGAACTTTCTTCATTTTATTGATAATTCTCTGCATATAGTTATCTACTTCTGTTGGAGGGATATTACCGATATCAATTTTGAAAACTCTTTTTTCTGGTGCTCTCATAATTCTATGAATTAACATAGCATCTTCCATCAAAGATAATTGTTTCCACAATCTTCTACCATTCTCAATCATAGATTTACCATATGGTAACCAGTTAGTATCTGCTAATAATCTAAAGTGAGCAACTTCAAAATTTTCATATTCTTCTTTTCCATTCGGGTCCTCAGTAATTTTAAACTTTACTGAATTTGGATTTGATGGGTCAGTTCTTTCTAATCTTTCTGTGTTGTAAACCGAATGAGGTGTTACGTTAACAATACCTTTACCTTCAGCGATTTCTAAACCTAAGAAGAAATCTCCATACTTACACATATTTCTTACCCATGGCCATAAGTTGAATTCAATATTAAGAACATCGTAAAATAAGTTTTGAAGTACAGATTGTACTTGTTGGTTATCCGAGTGAATCATAAGAGTATCACCAAATTCGTTCTTTAGTGTTGATTCATCTGCGTATATATCAAGAGCTGATGCCAATATTGGGTCGTTATCCATTGCATCAAAATCTCTAAAAACTTCTCTACGAACTTGTTGGTATGCCATTGATTGAGCACCACCTGCTTGTTCATAGAAAGATTTTTGTAGTTTCGTATATCTATCTCTCAATGAAGATAAGTTCGTCTGTTGTCTTTCATCGGTATCGAAAACTTTTCTCTTACCATCTTTATCGACAGTAACAACTGCCTGAGCTCTGAAGAGTTTAGTTAACCTACCAAAAAATGAAGTATCTGCCATTTTGTTCCTATTTTTAAATTATAACCTTTATTTATTTTTTTACCATTTTCTACATGACCAGTATCTAGCCTTGTGCCTTGGACCTGGTGAATCACAATTATGTCTAGCTCTAAATGCTTTTCTAGCATCAGGATTAGATTTTCTGATTTTCATAGTTTTTCCTTTTGCGGAACTTCCACCATGTCCAAAGTTAACTTTTACAACGTTACCTTGTGGGTTTTTGACATATACTTTGAATTTTTTTACATCACCTTGCATCGGCTTTCCAAGTTTAACTGTTCTACCTTGATACTCAGCTTCATTCATATCAGATTTATATTCTTTCATGAATTCACAGAACTCTTTTATATCATGGTAATTTTCCACATTATATTCTTCTGTGTGTATCTCTTCGTTAAGTAAATTTTTTAATGATATCATAATTTATTTTCTCCTATACTATAAATATAGAATTATTTAATTAACCAAGTTAGGTCTTCATGGCTATCACCAACTCTCATTTTCCAAGGGTCTTCTTCCATTGAAGTATTACCTCCAAATCCCATACCAACCACATCCAATGAATGTGCTCCAATACCACCTAATGCTTGTTTTGTTAAATCAATTCCTTCTTGTCTTAATCTAAGTGCCGTATCTCTTACCCAAAGTGAGATAGCCAATGACATTGTTAAATCATCATTGTATCCTCTCATTGCTTCAGCTCTATTACCATTCCATATGAATGTAAACATTTCATCTATTGTTCTTTGTGAACGAATTGTTACAGATTTTTCTCTAACATATTGTTCTAACTTTGATATAATCAAAGGTCGTGTTTTTGATGTTGTAGAAAATCCTGGTTTCATTCCTCTTTCTTCTCTTCTATATTTATTTGTCATCTGATTTTCAACATCTACATATTTTAAATCTGAACTCATATAGAAAAGGTTTCCATATCCTCTATCAATTACTTGTTGTATTACTGCCCATCCAATATTTGCATTCTCAATTACTAGTAATGCATTATTATATTCAGTTGAAAGTGAAACTAAAAAGTTTCCAAAATCTTTAGTATCTAATTTACCTTTGTATTCTGCAACTTGAGATGATTCTTCAATATCAATAACATGACATGCTGAGAAATCTCCACCATCTCCTCTGGCAACATCGGCAACTACCATATATGCTTTATTGTAGTTTGGATATTCCCACTTCCAAAGGTTTCCATCAAATCCTGTTTTCTCCATTGGTTCCTGTACATACGATTCTTTATAGAACATAAGAAGTTGTGGGTCAATTACAGTATCACCAGAAGAAACAAAATCACAATCACATTCTTGTGCCGCACCTTTTGGTCCTAATAAAACTTCTTGTTCATCTCTCCAACTTTGATTTCTTTCAGGGTGTACACTCCAATGTAATCTGATTGTATTAAATGTATTTGTTTGTTCTTCAGCACCTACCCAAGTTTTGTGAAAGAAGTTTCCTACACCATTTGGAGTAGAAAGGATAATTGCATTACCACCCGTTGATAAAGTAGATTGTGCCGATACCCAAATATCTTCAATCTTATCAATAAACGCTGCCTCATCAAATACCAATAAGGATAATGCTTCAGAACGACCAGCATCACCAGCGGCTGAAGTTGCTTTTATCTGAGAACCATTCGAATATCTTAAGGATAGTTTGTTATCCTCTACTGTTGTTTGTTTTAACCACGATGGTAAGTACTGATTCATTACACGAACCTTCGTTACAAGGTTCTTAGCAACTTCTTGTTTAGTTGCAATTACTAATACATTAAAATCTTGATTGAATAACATTTTCCAAAGTGAAAATCCCGCAGTTAAGGTTGAGATACCTGTTTGTCGAGATTTAAGGATGATGTTGTATCTATGTTCTGCAAATTGGTCTAAAGTTTTTTCTTGAAATGGATATAAATGAAAAGGTATCTTACCACGAACAGGATGTTGAATCATACAATACTTTTTCATAAAGTAGATTGGGTCTCCAGCACATTTCTGATACTCAAGTTTTATAATATCCTTTAAACTTTGTTTAGCCATTTTTTATTTTTTTCCTATTTTCCAATAGAGAGATGTTCCAACGAATGGTTTATATTCTCCACCTTGATTAGATAAACCTACATTCAATCCATAGATGTTCATCTTCTTAGTTTTTAATAATCCATTAACACTTAAGTTACCAAACCCATTTGTTTGGTCAACTCCTAATCCGAAACCATAATAAAATTCGTTTTTAGGTAACTCTTTTACAATGGTAGTATTGTAAACAGTTGGAATCTTGAAGAACCAATCAATTTCTCTTGATTCGATTCTATTTTGTGAAATAACATCGGTAAGAATACCAAACCCTAAACTACTATCTGGTTTTGCTCCTAATGAATCAGTTACTTCTGTTGGGAACTCATAAGTTAAGTTCAATGTATCTTTTACTGTTATTTTAGAAAAGTAATCTTTAATAATTGCAAGTGAATCTACATCTATTGGTATTTCAACTTCTTTAATTACCTCTTTTGTAATGTACTTTGGTACATACTTTGTTACTTTAACTTCTTTTTCTACAAATACAGTATCTATTTCTTTTTTTATTAATTCAAAATCCTCACCATCTACATTAATAATTTCTTTATCTTCGAAATCCGTTCCACATCCTCTCATTAAAAAGATAACTCCTATCAATAATAAGATTATTAATTCTTTCCATCTTTTAAATAATAAACTAAATAAAATGCTCATAATTTTTTTCCTTTAATATATTGAAAGCTTTATTTCGTTTTTCTTCTAGTTCAGAAATTTCACCTTCGCCTGTATCTATCATATCTTGTATTCCTTTTTTAGTATCTTCAACTGAATTTGGTAATTCCCACTTTTCAGTAGTACCATCTTCATTTACATACTCATAAAAAGGTTTTACATCTAATAGAGATTGTTTTAATTCTTCTAACCTTGATTTGCCATATACAATCATACGAGTCCAAACTTTATAATTCTGATATTCTTGAAATACACCAGCTGTTCTTAGTTCATGTTCTCTATCAATCGTACAATTAACACAAAACCCACCATTCTGTATAAACTTTAAATCTTTTTCTGATATTTTAATTGTTTTACACTTAGGTTCACTACATTTAGATTTTTCTTCAAGATATTTTCTAATTTGTTGTAACGCTTCGGAATTTTTCCCTGTCTTAAGGATATAACCTTCCTTCTTCTCGTATTTGTTATGTTCATCTTCCCAAACATCACCAACATTACGAGTTTCAGTTGCCTTAGTATAACCAACAGTTGTATTTTTATCGTACTTTCCTGTTTCAACCATATCTACCAACTTTCTACGAGTTGGGTGCATATATTTTTTCTTAAATTCTTTTCCCATTATTATACATTAGGTTATGTTGTTATATATAAATATATAAAAATAGAGAAACCGAAATTTTAAAAGAAAATACCTAGTATCTGATTTACGGATGCGAATGTACCTGTAAGCTTAAAAGTGTTTCCTTTGTATAAGAAAACGATACCTTCATTTGGTACAATTTTTTTAGAACCACCAATAGAATTTAATCTACCAAGTTCTAATTTAAGTTTTTCTATCTTCTTTGGGTCACCTGATTTTTTAACATCTTTAATTGTTTGGTCAATTCGTTTTTTCATATCACGAACTGCTGAATCAGCGTTAACTGTTAGTGCAGATGAGGTAAATTCTAGTACTTCAGCACCCAATCCTAAGAATATCTGTTCAAACTTCATTAAGTTCTTTTTACTAATCTTCTTTTGGTCCTCTTTATCTGTTTTCTTAGCCCATTCTAATGTTTTTTCATCAGTAATGTTCTTTTTATCTAATCTAAATCCTTTATCCATGAATGCCCATCTCTTAACTAACCCCATTTTGGTTTTGTTATCGAGGGATGATGGAGAATTCTTATCTACCCATTGTTCCCACCATGCTTGATGATAGTTTGCAACACCATCAGTATCCTTTAAACTAAATTCTTTCTGTAATTTAGATATCTGTGATGAATATTTACTACGTTTCTTAGATAAATCTTGTGATTTTGGTAATTTTACAATAGGAGGTCCTTGAATAGTGTAATTATCTTGTACATCTTTGTTAACTTGTTTAATCATACCAGCTAATACTCTTGCTGCTTCACCATTTTCTCCAATTGCAACACCTTCTTCATTGAATTCCATAGTTCCATGGAACACAAGTAACGCTTGACCATAAGGAATCACATTAACTGATGTTGGGTATATCACTTCAAGGTTCATAAAACAAGCACCTTGTTTAAAAATCTTATCTCTTTGTTTATCTGAAAGGGATTTGATAGCATTTGATAAGTCTTTCATTGCATAATTGTAAGCATCACTCAATCCACCTCTACCTTGGAACTTATCTGATACACCTTTGATATCTAAAGCGTTCTCACCTCTGTTCTTTAGGTGTCCTTTGTTTCTCGCTGCTACTAATCTTCCATCTCTCCATGAAATAGCTAGTGCTTGACCATCAGTTTTCTCTCTTGTGAACTCAAGTGTACCTTCTAGTGCACGATTTACGATATCTTTAAGTTGTCCAAACGTTAAATTGATATCAGTATCAAATGGATGAGACATATGTCCATACGCACCACCTTCTTGGAGTAATTTAGATTCGTTTATGTTTTCTTTGATTAGTTGTTGTGGTGTTTTAGTGTTTGGTAAAAACATTTCAACTAACTTATTATCAATATCAC